ATCAGCATCACCATAAGGATTATATTTGTCTGCATCAACAATACCTACACCAATAGCACCATGACCCGGGTCGCTTGTTTGTACAAATTTAGCTTCAAAATAAAATTTACCAGAATTAACAGCAAAAGTAGATAAAGGAGAACAACCATTACCGCCATCTTTAAAAACTACTTTAGTATTTCCTTCACTATATACAGGCACTTGTTGAACAGGTATTAAAGGATTTAAAGTAGCAAAATTATTTGTAGGTGTATCTGTCGTTTGATCTGTTGCTGTTAGGTTAGTAACTGCAAAATGATTATCATTACCACTTGTATCTGCACCCATACCACTTGAGTTTTGACTTGTGCCACTTTGTTTAAATTCTAATTTAAAACCTTCATCTCCAAAATTACCTTCATATTCTTTAGGTATCCAAACTCCGTTATCATTAACTTCTCCAAAATCTGTTGGATTTTTTAACTCTCCTTCAACATAATATACTTCTGAAAAATATAAATCAGCATATGATTCTGCGCCATTAAAGTTTCCTATAGTCATAGGTGTTCCATTTTTACCAAAATGATATCCTTGATTTTGTGCATAGGTAGTTGAACTAAAAGTTTGAAGAACATTATTAACATAAAGTTTTATACCATTAGTTAATGACGCCTGTGTTTTATCAAAACGAAAAAATAAATGATACCATGCTCCAACATCACGAAAAACAGCGTTAGTATCAACTTCATCTTGATCTGAACCACTATTAATTAAGTTTATTTGAATTTTATTACTACCACTAAATTTAATAGTGCCATAATTAGAGCCATCTGTTCTAGCTGATAATAAAAATTGTTGTGTGCCTGTTACTCTACTTCTTTTAACCCATGCACTTATGCAAAATTGAGTTGCACTACCATCTGCTCCAAATGTCTTTGCTAAACTTGGACTATCTGCTGTGTTAAACCTAAGCGAATTATCTATTTCATAACCACCACTATCTAATGTTCTTGCTGGGAGGATTAATGGCATATTATTCCTTTATAGGGAATTCGCCTAGTGGTCTTGTAACTGAACCATCTTCTTGTTCGGTGTAAGTAAATAAAGCCGCTAGTGCATCTACATTTGCCGCACCATCTATTTGAGTTTGCATAGAATTACATTTTGTTCTTACTGCCGCTCTCCATGTTTTCCATGCACTATTCATTGTTGTTGATGTTTCTTTTGCTTTGATAACTAGCCAATCACTAGGCTGTAAAATACCAGCACATTGTTGATCTACCATTCTTTTCTTAACTGTTTTTAGACCTTCAACTTTAACATCACCTACTTCTTTATCACTTGGTAAATCACCATCATCTGAATCTTGCTGTGTCCATAAACTATCTGCAATAGCCCTAGCTGTTGCTGTACCATAACTTGCAACAACCTTATCACCACTAGAATCATAAGCTAATGTTTGATTTGTATTGATGTACCATGCTTCATCTTTTTTATTCGTGTTGTCATATTCTACTTCATATAAACCAATGGCTTTCTTTTCGGCAACAGTCCATAAAGAATAAATCTTAGTTGAATAACGAATATTATTAATAGTTATTCTTCTAGGATTATTAAATGTTTTGGTAATATTACCTTCTGTTACTATTGCATACATATTTTAACTTTCACTCAAATTCATTGATCTACCAATTTCATGCCATACAGCACCATTGTATCTAAATACATGAATATCTGTTTTTCCGTCACTAGCAGTTTCGGTTGGTTCTGTACTTGCTGGAAACTCAAAAACTGTGTTCCACCCTATAGAGTGTGAGCCATTATAATTTATTTCTAATGAGATAAATGCACCCTCTACAGGATTACTTGGAGCTGAGAAGGTCGTATTTTCTGTTGTAATATGATATGCGTTTGGTTTAGCTTGAGCGTCCCATGCTACAGCGTTTGATGAAGATGTAATTGCTTGTTGAGGAATATACGCTAGATCGTTAAATTTAATTGCACCTGTTCCTTTTGTTGAAAATTCTAAACCTACATTTGTATCACTACCATTTGCTGAAATAGATGGGTTATTACTTGTTGCACTATTTGTTAATTCTACAAAATTAACAGCACTTGCAGTAGTTTGTAATATTAATTGTTCATTATTGTTTTCATCAAATAAACCATGAGCATCATCTATTTTTATGTTTGCTGAATTAGTATCTAAATCTCCACCAAGTTGAGGTGAAGTATCTGAAACAATATCAAAAGAAACTGTGCTATCTATAAAGTTAATTGTATTTGCTGATGTGTTTACAGTAGCAAAACTAATATCTTCTGAACCATCAAAAAATTTTATGTCTAAAGAATTAGACCCAGAATTAGTTGTATCAAGCCACATAGTTCCTTGAACTGCTGAAGCTGGTCTTGAAGTTCCACTATGCATTGAGTTTAATGCACCTAAAATATTGTTATTCTCAGTTCTGTATGCCGAAAATCCTTGATTTGCTAAAGTAACATCTGAAACTTGACTCATATTTGTTATTTACCTTTTTAACTTGTTGATTGCAACCCAAAACCCTGTGCAACATAATCAAATGTTCTTGAGATACCACTGCTTGATGAATTTGTAAATGCTATTGAGAAACCAGTTTTTGACTTAGAGGATATTGTATAAAAATCACCACTAGCCATATTTTCTGCTGATATACCTATTGCTGGTGTAGCAAAAAATGGTTTTCCAAAAGTAATAACTTTTGTACTCGTTCCAGAAACAACATCATTTTCTGACTCAATTCTTTTTTCCATATTAACTGTAACTGATATTCCAGATACAAATGCTCTCGTTTTATTATTAGCATTAGCCAATCGTAATCTAAATTTAAAATAACGACCTTTATATGTTGTTGTCGTATTCATATTAAAAAATTCTGTAGCCGCACCAAGACTTGAATTTGATGTTGCAACTTGTAGATTTATCGTTGCATTTGTAGGGTCATTACCATCAAAAGGTGCTGGAGCATCATCAAATAAACTTGCCCCTCTTCCATCATCAAATAAGTCGTAGGGATCTTCAATTTGATCTACTGTGATGTTTTTAGTAAATGATACATCATAAATAGCATCTAAAGTTAAAGATTGATTGAGCGTGTAAAAACCCTCATTATCTATATTGGCAGTATTATTATTAGGATTAGATGTTGAATCAGTACCACCTAAATCAAAGTTTCCAGTAGCACTATCAAAGTTACCTACAGTATCGTCAAAATCAGTTATTGTATCAAGTATTATAGAATTAGTTCCAGAACTATCCGATAAAGCAACATCTGCATCAATTGTTCCTAGAGTTAAATCTTCTGTTAAAGTTGATATATTATTAAAGGCTTGGAGAGATGATATGTTTGAAAAAATAATTGTTTCGTTGTTTGATTCATTTCCTAGTTTATCTACAGCTTTAATTAAAAAAGCACCTGTTCTAGCGTTTGTTGTTATTGTTGTTCCAGATGTTCTTGGTACTTGTAACCAGTTTACTGATTTATTCCATTGACTTCCACTTTGAACATTTTGATAGCGTATCTCATAATAAGATATATCAAGATCACCAACTGAGTCCCAGTTTAATTGCATTTGATTTGAACCTTGCATATTAACAGAAAAGTTTTTTACATCTTCTGGTGGCTCGGTAGCACCAACAATTTTTCTATTTGCACTTGTATATGTAGAGCTAACTCCTAAAGCATTAATTGATTTTACTCTTACATTATAAGTTTTATCATCAATAACATTAAGCATTTCATAATTAGTTTGGTTTCCTTTACCAATAATTTTAAAAGTTGATTCTGTGCTTAACTTTGCTTCTACTTGATAATATTGCACAAACTTATCTGGACTTGCACCTACAACAATATTTAATCTCGTTATTGCTGTTCCTTCATTATAAGTTATTAATTCATCTGTTAAAGTTACACTTGCTGGAGCAGAAACAGAAAAAGGATTTGGAAGAGTTGTATCTGGTATTGTTGGTACAGCTTGTTGAGTTCCAAATGTATAATAACTATCTTGATGTTCTGTAAGTGTCAAAGAAACTGTCATATCACTACCTATTGTCATTCCTTGAACTCTAAAAGGTTTTGCAGAAAAACTTGGAGTAGCGTGAGTTATGTTTACTATATCACCTATAGATAAATCCATTGCTGTACCATCAGCTTTTAAAGTAACATCTAAACTTGATCTTGATCTACGCAAAATTATTTCTGCCATTTCTCTTGCTTGATAAACGTTAGTTATTGTTGGAAAATCAAATCTTCCTTCTAATAAAATACCACCATCTGCTGTTTTCATATTTGCGTGTTGATCTGCACTAGCTTCGTTTGAATCATCAACTGGTGGAAATTGAACTTCATCTGATTGATAATTTTTATCTGGATTTATAAAAGCAACTAAAACTCTATTGTAGCGTGAGTTTTTACTTTTACTTGAAACATTAATACCTCCAATGATATTATCTTCTGTTAAAGTTATTGAAGCACTTCCAGATGTTTCAACTAACACTTTATACAAACCAGAAGTATAATTTAATAAACCTCTACAACCTGTTAAAAAATGTTTTACATTTTGAATAGCTTTTTTAGATGTATCAACAACTGCATGACTATCCATTAAGTCTATTTGATCTGCACCAGAAAAAGGAGTTATATTTGCATCACACACATCACCAGCAGTTTGCCAATCTGCAAAGTTAGTATCAAAATATGAGTTAGCAATACCCATACCAAATCTTGCATTACGTAAATAATCTAATAATTGATAAACAGGATTATCAGAATAAGCCCATGTTGTAGTTGTGTCTGCTCTATGAGAACCAGAACCACCAGTAATAGAGCCATCTAAGTTTGGATTATATATTTTCTTCCCTTTTACTAATGCGTGTACTTGCGGAATACTACCATAAGCGTCTGTGTTCCATTTAAACTTTAAACTAATATAAGCTAATCCTCTTAATCTATGATTGCTCGTCCATGATGATAATGAACTTATTAAAGCACAAGCTGATTGATCATCAGCACCATAATGAGGTCTAACTGTTATTAAACTTTCTGCGGAAGAATCTGAATCGTTTGGGTCTGCTTTAAAAAAATTTGCGTCATTACTTGCTACTGTTCGTTCTGTGTTATCTGTTAAATCTCCAGACCATGTAACAATATTATCATTGACAAAAATTGACGTTATATCTTCTATTTCTCCTTCTCCTAAAACTAAAACCATATACAAATATTCGTTATCTGTTCCAGAAGTTTCTAAAAAAACTACATTACCACCTACTTTTCTCGTTCCATAAATTATAGGTATGCCACTATTAGATGATTTTTTATTTAGTAAAACACCTTTGGCTGTATTATCTAATTCACCAAAATCTGGTATATCTGGAATAGGTATTATCCAAGAAATTAGACCTTCAACAATATCTACTACTACATCAATAATAGAATCAACTATGTCAGTAACTATATCAATAGGATTCCAACCGCACATTTATTTTAATCTCCAATTAGAACCCATATTTTCAAAACCTAACTTTTCAAATAATTTATCTGCTTCTAGTTTTGAAGTAATTGAAAGTAATATAGGATTATTATCTGACACTTGTTTGACACTTTCTAATAATTGATTCATTAATTTAAAATTTCTAAATTCTGGTATAATATAAATTAAATGTATTATCATTGTTTCTTGAACACTCCACCAATAAGTTGATTTAGTAAACATACAAATACCTATTAATTTATTAGTATCTAAATTTTTAATACACACAACTTTACCTCTTTTTAAAATAACATTTAAAAAATTTCTTACTTTATCTTTATCAATGTCTGGATAATTTAAATCAATTAAATCATCTTTAAATTTTTGTAATAAATCTAATATTTCTTCTTTATCTTTTTTTTCTGCTTGATAAAAATTACAACTAGCCATTATGGTTTCCCCCATTTTAAATCTAAAACATTTAGAGCCGCAAACTCCATACCTTTATCACCACTAAAAAATCTTTGCTGTGAATTATCTGATGTTGTTCTTCCAGATTCTTTATCAAAAGTTGCCCAATGTGAGGTAACAGTTAAAGTTACATTTGCTGTGTCTGTAGTATCTACAATTCTATACTGATCTATTGTTCCATAAAATAATAAAAAAGGGTCTGATATTAAAGCATTAGAACTATCTAATAATCCTCTATAAATTTTTACTTCTTTTCCAATTATATTTTCATTTAAAATAACCGCTGTATATGTTTGATCAACTCCAGATAGTTGAACAGCTAAAGAGTTCTTTGTAGGTGCATTAGTTTCACTTACTCCTGTAATAGATCGTAAATGTCCACTTGCAGTATAAGTAATTGAACTACCAGAAACACTTGAAACTAAAGGAAAGCTATTGTTTGTTAAATAAATAGGTGTTGCAAAACCTAAATGAACTAAAAAAACAGGGCTTATATTACCTGTTGCTAATTCAGTTTTAACAGCACTCGCTAATCCTCTTGCCATTAGATACTCTCAATAACATCAAATTCATATTTAAATAATGGCTTACCTTCATTATTACTTTGATTAGATTGAAATTCTTGAACATCACTTAATAAATGAACTGTAAAAGGTACACTATCATAAGCTACTGTTTCATCATTTGCTAAAGCTGTTGTTAATGGTGGCTCTATTGTAACTGTAGCCGCATTACTTGATGAAGTAACATCAGCCATAATCATATACACTTTAGAATGACCAGAAAATTTTATAAAATCTCCAGCCTTTAATCTTCCAGCACCATCAGCATGAAATCCATCAATAGCAATAGTTGTATCACCAACAGCATGAACTCCATTAACGTTAATAGTAGTATTTTCATTTCCCTGTGCATCTAAATAGCTAGGGAAGGTTATAGTGAAGTTTTCTTTCTGTGATCGTTGTTTAATCATAAATGCTTGTATTGGTGCAAATGTAGATCGTGGCATTAATGGATAACTAACTGTAAAACTCCATCTCTGACCTTGTATTTGTCTACGAAATGTTTTTCCACTATCGGTTTCACTCATTAAAGTTTTTTGATTACTTTTAATATTTAAAGTATCAAAAGAAGTATCTGGTAATGCCCCACTCATATAATTGCCGCCCTTCCTTTTTCATTAACAGCACTATTAATTAAATTAACTATGACACCTCTGCTATTAACTAACAATTCATTAAACCCTCTAGCATCAACTGT